TTACCATTATGTTTTTGTGTATAGTTTGCAATCTTATCTGCAGTTGTACAACCATTCTTGCACCAGTATCGTAATCCATCTGCTGTAATCATAACAGACCATACACCATTGTATGAGTTGCGAACTGTGATTCGAAATGCAATGTAATCTTGAAGAGCAGGATCTTGAATTGTAATATCTTTACAAGTAAATGTAGCTTTTAACATTGAACCATTTTGCATAACTCTTATGTCTGGTACAAAGTCTGTTGATACTTTTTGCATCATCTCATAAATAGGATCAATGATAGATTTGTGTTCAACTGGTCTGTATGCAGTTGAATGATTACCAAGATATTCCATTGTGTCTGTTCTGACTATCATCATACGATCATGACATTTGACTAGCTTTGTTTCGCAGTCATCATCATATGTACCTGCCATTGAGATAGTATCAATAGGAAAATCATAGTCACCTAGATATGGTTTCATGTTTTTGATTTGTGTTATGTGATTCATAATTTTTCTCCTTTGTTGAATCATGTTAATTAAATTGTTGTTCATATGAAATGACAAAAGCCACAACGCATGAACGCAAACGCTATATACTTATCTAGAGGTTCGATTATATTTACTACCACTTCTCTCTAAATATGTTTCGGATTAGTCACATAGACAAGCACAAGCAACGTGGTTGACAGAAAAAAAGGACAGATTGCTCTGCCCTTTTATTCAGTTAGATAGATTCTTGGATAGGCTTTTCATCTTTACCAAAAAGCTTGTCAAGTTGATCCAGTACTGCTGAAACTTCTTTGACTGAAGATTTAGTGTAAGGCTTCCAATCTTCGTCTGTGATAGTTTTGTAAACTGCCTTATCAGTCTCAAATCTTTCAGTAAGTTCAGCCAACTCATCAGCCATTCTTTGGTAGATATCAACCTTCTTTGCCAACTTTACATCAACGACTTCTGTTCCTGCTGTAGGTCTTAGTGTCATGATTTCTTCTTTAAGGTCTAGCATTTGCTGAGTCTTGTACTGAATAGAATTATTAGATGAGTAACAAGCGTCTCTTGCGATAGCTTGTCTTAAATACTCATTGTGTTCGCCTTTATGATGGCTGACAACAGCGAGTTTGAACTTAAATAATTCAGTATTTGCAGTATTTTTGTTTTTCATAATTTTCTCCGTTTGTTAAGTTAATATGATCACAACGACCATGTTGACACAAAACCACAACTTTACTGGATAATACAAAAATCTAGGTGGTACTTGCTTCGACACGCAACTCGTTGCGTTCTTGTCGAAGCACCACGCTTATTTTTGTATTACCTCTCGGCGCTAGGCGAAACTAACAAAGCGTTCGACCTCTTGGGAGAACCCATTCGCCTAGCGATCCTAAGCAAAGTAGTGGTAAAGTGGCAACATGATCAGTTCGTTGTGAGCAGATTAACGCAGACAAACGGAACTAGAAAATTATAGGAAAACGGAAATACTCCTTGCAAATGCTAGGATTATTTAAGTTTAAACTTGCTGTTCCTTTTAGTCTGCCATCATAAATTTTAGCAGGCGAACACGGTTAATGAGTATTTAAGATAAGGTATCTCTTTGCAAGAGATGCTATGTTAGTCCTAATAATTCTGTTCTGTACAAGCTCTTTGCATATGCTTTCCTTAAAGGGGAAAGCATGATACTTAGAGCTATACAGAACAGATGTTGGTGGTGTAAAGTTCCTCGGCAAAGATTGATAGATGCCAAAGTATGCTGATGGCTGAACATACTGTAAGTTTGTAGAATGATCAGTTTACAGAACTGTTACAGACAAGTTGGACATAGCCTTACATCTTCAGGCGAAGATGTTTTGGCTGTACCAACTTGTCATGCTTTTTGGGAAAGATAGGAAAGTCCCAAGAACTGCTAACTCAATAAAAGGCATAGCAGAGCTATCTGCCCTTTTATTTGGTCAAGCACAAATAAACAAAGCCATGCCTTTAGGCATGTCATTGCTCTTCTTGTGCTTGTCGCAGTTCTTCAGTACTGATGCCAGTCCTTACCGAATCAACATATGCCAGTCACACTCTGTGTGCTGTTTCGTACTGTAAGTCTTTGTTTTTACAAGAGAATAAAATGCCCTTGACAGGGCATTCCCTTACCACCTATAAAGGGGGGTAAGGGGGGTTCTCTTGTTAAAACAGATGAGACTTACAAAGAAACAGATGGCATTAGTTGATACGATCGTAGCATTTGGTTGTAGTGTCAAAGAGGCAGCGGCAAAGTCTGGATATGCAGAAGGTGAATCAGGAAGAGTGACTGCCAGTAAGACTTTGCGACTGCCTCATGTTCAGGAATATATGCAACAGAAGATAAGACAGAGTATTGGATTAAATGCTACGATTGCCTCAAGGAAAGTACTAGACTTAGCAAGCAATGCTAAGTCTGAGTACGTCCAACTTGAGGCTAGTAAGGACATACTTGACAGAGCAGGCTTTAAGCCAGTAGAAAAGAACATGACACTTGTTCAAGGCGAAATCCATGTGAGTATAGACTTGACTTGACTAGGGGTTCAAAAAAAGTAAAACTATTCACATGACATGGTCCTATACAAACAATAATATTCAAAAAGGCTCGTAATGGCTAAGACACCTGCATGGACACGCAAAGAAGGAAAGAATCCTAAAGGTGGTTTAAATGCTAAGGGTCGTGCTTCATATAAAGGTGGCACATTAAAAGCACCAGTAAAATCAGGAGATAATCCAAGACGTGCAAGTTTTCTTGCTCGAATGGGAAACATGAAAGGACCAGAGAGAGATGCTAAAGGAAGACCTACTCGTTTATTATTATCGCTTCGTGCATGGGGTGCTTCGTCTAAAGCAGATGCTCGTGCAAAAGCTAGAGCGATTAGTAAACGAAATAAAAAAAAGAAGTCTAAGAAAAAAAATTAATCAACTAGAAAAGGAGAAAACTATGCCAATGGGAAAAGGAACATACGGAAGTCAGAGAGGTAGACCTTCTAAAAAATCTACCCTTACTGGAAAACAGAAGACACTTCCTGCAAGTCTGAAGAAAAAAATTTTAGCCTCTAAAAAGAAAAAGTAATGGCAGTCAACGCAGCAGGAAATTATACCAAACCTGCCATGAGACGTGCTTTGTTTAATAGGATTAAAGCAGGAAACAAAGGTGGTAGGTCAGGTCAATGGTCAGCAAGAAAAGCACAGATGCTTGCCAAACAATATAAAGCTAAAGGTGGTGGGTATAGGTAATGGCACTTGCAAAGTCACAAAGGTCGCTTCGTGCATGGACTAAACAGAAATGGAGAACCAAATCAGGTAAACCTAGTACTCAAGGACCAAACGCTACTGGTGAACGTTATCTACCTGAAAAGGCAATTAAGGCTCTTTCTTCCAGTGAATACTCCAAGACTTCGGCTGCGAAACGCAGAGCAATTAGAAAAGGAAAACAAGTATCTAAACAACCCAAGTCGATTGCTAAGAAAACGAAAAGCTATAGAAAGTTTACATAGGAGATAAATATGGCAACACCAAAAAAAAAGAAGAGTGTTCTTAAAGGTAAGAAAGAACAAGAAGTAGCAGGATCAGATAATCCATTTAACATTAAAAGTGGCGATATTAGAACTATGGCAAATGATTCTTTTTTTAGACAATATCTAAAAGTAAGAAAAATTGATATTGATAAAATTCCAACTGGTGCAGAAATGCACAAACTTTATATGAAATATTTAGATGCCACTGGGCAAGGTTAATGAGTTTTTTACATACTCTCAAACCTGAAGAAAGAAGAATACTTAGGCACGTTGTCAAACGTGTACATCTTAAACATCACCCAGAACAATTTTGTACAGATCGAGAAGCTGATAAAGTTATTTCTGTTATTGGTCCTGAGACTGTAGATAAATTGTTACGCATAGGAAAGAACACAAAGATTGATACAATTTAAATACAAACCTGATGGAGATGTCCTCAAGGCTTTTATGAAAGACAATACTTTTTTTCGTGGCATTAGAGGTCCAGTTGGTAGTGGTAAGTCAGTAGGGTGCAGTATAGAAATTTTTAGAAGAGCTTTAATGCAAGAACCTAGTAAATCAGGTAAACGAAAAAGCAGGTGGGCAGTTATTAGAAACACAAATCCACAACTTAGAACAACAACAATTAAGACTTGGCTTGACTGGTTTCCTGAA